CTTCTTGCGTGATGCCGGTCTTTTTCTGTGCCAGCAATTCAGAGCGCGTCATGTACTTGGACACTCCAAGCATGGCCGGTGCTTCGGATGCGCAAAAGTGGCGGGCGCGGGCGGCGTGCCAAGCGGGTGTTCCTTGGGAAAAAGAAAGTGGAGTCATGATTTAAGCCCCTTGGTTGTCAGGTGTTGATGTTGCGCGCAGCATTGCGATCTGGTCTTCGTTAAGCGTGGCCTTGCTGCTGACCATGGCAATGATCTGGTCGGCTGTTTTCTTTCCTGTTTCAATGAGACCATGCCAGCCCGGCAGGCTCTTGGCAAACTGCTCATCGGTGTATTCAGGCAGGGTGGGCGCTGCTGGCGCTGCCTGTGTGATTTCGCCCGTGTCTTGGTTTACCACGCCGCTATCCATCGAGTAGCTTCCATCCTGTGTCTGACGAACATCAATCACGTCGCCCAGTTCTTCGGTGGTAATAAGCCCCATGCCAAGCTCTGGCGCATATGCGCGCTGCCAGAATGCTGCTGCTCGGTAGATAAACATCTGATCGGGCATGGTCTTCCACTTGCTACCGTTCTTGCTTGCCCAGCCTTCTGCATTAATCATCTTCCACGTCACCCAAATGCCATCCAAGCGCTCGCCAGTGGCTTTCTCAATCGTCCAAGCGCGGCAGCCGTAATCTTCAGCGCCGGGCTTTCCTTTCCACTCGTAGCGCAGGCTGTTGTAGCGACCGCAGGCGTTGATGGTGGCCACGAGAAACTTTGACGACCATCCCGGCGTGCCATGCACGATGTAGAGGTTCTGCATGACCATTAGCGGGTTAGCGCCAATGCGCTGGGCCATGTCCATGGCAATCATGCAGTTGGCCAGATTACCCTTGTACTGGGCCGGAACCAGATCGCTCCCAGCAAACGCTTTGCTGACGCGCTGAATCAGTTCAAACGATTCAAGGTTGAAGAACCCGGCTTGCGTGGCTGGTGCGCGGGACTGGGTGGTAGTTATTTCGTTGCTCATATCGTTCTTTCAGTGGTTAAAAAGGTTGCGTTGTGCCAGCGCGCACGCGGCGGGTAGCGGATCTGTTGGCGTCAGCCAGCAATTTGTCGGCTTCGTTGCGAGCCTTATCGTCATCAAACTTGGCTTTGTCCGTGTGAATCAGCCATCCCATGGCAGCGACGACCAGCAGGACTACCATCGCAATCAACACCAGCAATGTGAGCAGCCCGTTTGCTTCGCTGCTCATTTCTCACCGCCCGTCAGCATCTGCACTTCATCGGCCACGTCTTCCATGGCCTGCAATTCAGTGGGGCCGTCCAGCAGCATTGATCCGGCCAACGCAAGGGCCATCAGGCCAGCGGCCAGCCATCTTAAAAGTTCATCGTTCATTTCTTGTGTCCTGTGCCTGAATTTGACGAATAAGTGCGGCGCGGTCGTTGGCTTTGTGCCAATGCGCTTTGGCCGCGTTGGCGGCAAGGTCCGCGCGCACCAGGTCGGCCTCTTTTTCCTGCTCTGTGTTGTTTTGGTTGTTCATGGTTTTTCGCGTTGTTTTTGCTGCCTTGTCAATCAGCAATTTGGTTGACTTGAATGAACTATAAATTGAAATATTCACCGCGTAAAACCAATTATTTCTATTTAAAAATTAATCTAATAGAAAAAAACAATTGGCATATATTGGATTTGATTTACACAATCTGCACATGGAAAAAATCACCTTACCCGACGTGACCATAACTATCCAAGGCGACTCTGTTGTCATCCGACACAACAAAACCAAGATGGTTACGGTCATTCAAAAAAAGCAGCTCAATTCTTGGGCTATTTCTCAACTACGAAAGGCTCTTACGTGAAATATGAAGACTTCATCCGACGGAAGAAGCACAGCACAGGCAGCTTCGGTTTTGAACCTGTATGGATGCCTGAATCAGCTTTTGATTTTCAGGCGCACATCATCGGCAAGGCGGTTCGTAAGGGCCGTATCGGCATGTTCGCGGATACCGGGCTTGGCAAGACACTCATGCAGATTGTCATTGCCGAAAACATCATCCGAAAGACCAATAAGCGCGTTCTCATTCTCACGCCGCTGGCGGTTGCATTTCAGTTCATAGACGAGGCTACTCGAATCGGAGTGCATGACATTGCGCACAGCAAAGCAGGGGAACTAAATGCAAAAATTGTGGTTTGCAACTACGAGCGCCTGCACCTTCTAAACCCTGATGATTTTGAGTGCGTCATGCTTGACGAATCAAGCATCTTGAAAAACTTTGCAGGCAAGACACGTGACCAGATCGTGGCGTTTATCAAGCGCGTGCCGTACCGTTTCCTAAGCACTGCCACACCCAGCCCGAACGACTTTATAGAGCTTGGGAACAGCTCTGAAGCCCTTGGATACATGGGCTATATGGACATGTTGTCACGGTTTTTCAAAAGCACTCAGAACGATCAGGACAGCAACAACCGAAACATTGGGAACAAATTCAGACTACTTGGACACGCTGAACGCGACTTCTTCGCATGGGTCAATCAATGGTCAGTAATGGTTAAAAAGCCGTCTGATTTGGGGTTTTCGGATGACCGCTATTCATTACCATCACTACACGTAAACAAGCATATTGCACGCAATCAGAAACAATGGTGCATTGATGGTCAAACATCATTATTCGTCATGCCTGCGCGAACAATGACAGAGGTCAAAGGAGAGCAAAAAACCACTGTGAACGAACGCTGTGAGCAAGCAGTGGCGCTTGCCAGCGGTAAGACTTCGGTTTACTGGTGCAACCTCAACGACGAAAGCGAACTATTGGCAAGCCTTGATAAGGATGCGGTAGAGATCATAGGCGGCATGTCGATTGACAAGAAAGAGGAAATTCTTGTCTCCTTCGCTAGGGGAGAGATTAAGCGCCTGATTACCAAGGCTCGGATGACAAGCATGGGCCTCAATTGGCAGCATTGCAATCACACCGTATTTTTCCCGACCTGGAGCTACGAACAGTATTACCAAGCAATCCGCAGGTTTTGGCGATTCGGCCAAAAGTCAGAGGTCACTTGTGACATGGTGATTAGCGAAGGTCAAATGCGCGTCATGGAAGCGTTGGAGCAAAAGACACAGAAAGCAATTGAGCTTTACGGCAATTTGGTACAAGCCGCTAATCAAGATTTTTCGTACACATCAAAAGAATTTAACCAAGCCGTCAAATTACCGGAGTTTTTGAAATGAAAACAAAAGACCAAATTCACACACCAACTTACAGCATTTTTAACAGTGACTGCATGGAGGTCTTGCCGACTCTGCCTGATGCGTCTGTTGATCTATCTATCAATTCTCCTCCGTTTGGTGGACTGTATGCTTACACAAGTAGTCCGCGAGATTTTTCGAACTGCGATACCCGTGAGCAATTTTTGGAACAGTATGATTTTTTGATCGCTCAAATGGCGCGAGTGACAAAGCCTGGGCGAATCAATGCGATTCACTGTCAAGATGTTTTCGACAATTCTTGCCGCCTTTGGGACTTTCCGCATGAAATTATTGCAATCCATGCAAAGCACGGATTCACCTATCGCAATCGCATCACAATTTGGAAGGAGCCGCTGCGCGTTCGCACTCGCACAATGGTTCAAAGCCTGATGCACAAATTTATCATTGAAGACTCCACAAAGTGCTTCACTGCGATGCCTGATTACGTGCTGATTTTCACGCGCAATGGTGAAAACCAAGTACCAGTAACGCACCCTGAAGGATTCAAAAGGTATTACGGGCAGACTCCAATACTTCCAGAAATGCTGCGCATTTTCAACAGTACAAACGAAACCAACTTTACGGCGGAACAACTTTGGGATTACCTGCAAAACAATTTTGCAGACCATAAAGACCCGCGTTCAAATAAGTTATCGCACTACATTTGGCAACGCTACGCATCAAGTATTTGGGACGACATCCGCATTGACAATGTGCTCCCGTTCCGTGACAGTCGGGAAGAGGACGATGAAAAGCATGTTCACCCACTGCAGCTGGATGTGATTGACCGGCTGGTGGAGCTTTACAGCAACGAGGGCGAGGTCGTGCTGACACCCTTTATGGGCGTCGGCTCCGAGGTTTACAGCCCGGTTTCCATGGGCAGAAAAGCCATCGGAATCGAGCTCAAGGACAGCTATTTTAAGCAGGCAAAGATCAATCTTGAACTGGCAGCCAACAGGTTCAACAGCGAAAACACGTTCAAGCAGGAGTCGTTATTTTCAATGGACGATGACGCAGGCTTGGCATAGAATGTTCGCAAGCGCACAGACCAAACAAGGTTTGTGCGCATTTACCGGCTGTGGAAAGCCAAAAGGAACATGATGATTAACCTTTCGATAACCCCGCACATTGACCCATCGAGGCGCTTGCCGACTTGTTCCGGGAATTCCACCTGTGCGCGGGGTTTTCAAAGGGTTAAGAAATGACGCAACAGTTTTGGTACGCCTACGAAGCCGCAAAACAGGCATGGTTGTCAGCCAACCAAAAAGCTACAGCTCAGGAGTACGAGGCGGCTATGCAGGCGATAGCGCAAGGGATGGGGCTATGAGGGATTACGCAAAAGTTGTTCCAACCTTTTGGACCGGTAAAACAGGGAAGGCTTTGCGCGCCAAAGGCAATGAAACGCTGATTGTCGGTATGTACCTGATGACAGCCCCACATTCCAACATGCTAGGTCTTTACTACCTGCCTTTGATCTATATCGCACACGAAACAGGGCTAGGGATAGAAGGGGCTTCGAAGGGGCTTCAAGGGGCCATCGAAGCGGGTTTTTGTAGCTTCGATGAGGCTTCTGAAATGGTTTGGGTTCACGAAATGGCTTTTTTCCAAATTGCTACTGAATTGAAGCCTGCGGACAAGCGTTGTATGGGCATTCAAAAGGATTTTGACAACCTGCCAAATAACCCGTTTTCAGAGGCGTTTTTGAGCAAATACAAGGCTGCTTTTCACTTATTGGATGCAAGGGCCATCGAAGCCCCTTCGAAGCCCCTTACCAAGCCCCTTCGAAGCCAAGAACAAGAACAAGAACAAGAACAAGAACAAGAAAAAAATAGCCGCGTCGCCGCAGTCGCGGACTCCACCTCAAAAACTATTTCGATCAAAGATTTAGTTTCCGAAGGTGTGGAAAAGCAAAAAGCAGCCGACTGGCTTGTTTTGCGAAAAGCGAAAAGACTGCCACTTACCTTGTCAGCATGGATTGACACAAAAGCCGAGGGGGAAAAAGTAGGGCTTACACCGGCTGATACTGTGGCTCATGCGGTGAGCTGCAATTGGGCTGGGTTTAAGGCAAGCTGGTATGCCAAAGACAATGGCAGTCCGATGTACTCAGGCGGCATATTTGCCGGGGCCATCTGATGCGCGGGCAAGAAAACATCATCGCAATGCGGCTTTGCGGCAAGGTGCCAAAGATCGTATTTTTGAACGACTACGATTGCAAGACAGACTGGTTCGACTGCGGTGACCATGCCACTGTTTGCTGTGACAAAGACACCATTTCAAGCCTTGACTTGCGCTTTTTGGTCGGACTGACGGTCAGCATCAGCGCCAGCACGGAAGCCCGCGCAAAAGCATTGTTTGCCAAGGCAAAATGGTTTGGGGCAAAGACCGCGGCCGCGTGCCACGTGCAAACCGACAAGACTGCATTCGATCAATCCGGCTGGACCGAAATTTACAGAAAAGAGGATGGAAATGACTGAGTTTTTTGATGACACGATTGACTTTGCGGCATACCTGAAAGACACGGATGCAAAGACCAAGGTAAAGCCAGCGTCTGATTTTGTGCAGGACGCAAAAAACAGACTTCGCAGCCACGCCAAAGCCAAGCGGACTTACCTGCCATGGCCCAAGTGCAATGCATCTTTTGAGTTTCGCCGTGGTGAGGTCACAGTCTGGGCTGGTCAGAACGGGCACGGCAAAACCGACGTGACCACTCAAGTCGCCATCAGTTTGGTCGGTCAAGATGAAAAAGTCTGCGTTGCCAGCTTTGAAATGAAGCCGGTAACCACAATTGGGCGCATGGTGAGGATGTTTGCCACCACCAATCCATTTTCTGAGGAGTACCAAGGGGGTAGTGGCTTGGATGTACTTGACGGCCTTTACGATGATTTTGGAGACTGGACAAAAGGGCGGTTGTGGTTGTACGATCAAACCGGGACCGCGCGGCCAGATACGGTGCTTGGCATGATCAAGTATTGCGCAGTTGAATTGGGCATCACTCACGTGTTTATTGACAGCCTCATGAAATGCGTAAAGGCTGAAGACGATTACAACGGGCAAAAAGACTTTGTTGACCAGCTTTGCGCAATGGCCAAAGACTGCGACATTCACATTCATTTGGTTCACCACCTGAAAAAGCCCAGCAAAGAGGGAGACATGCCGGACAAGCACGACACCAAGGGCAGCGGGTCAATCACCGATCAAGTGGACAACCTTTTCATGGTTTGGAGAAACAAGCCGAAGGAGGATGCATGGAAAGCCCAAGGCAGCAAGAGCACAAAGCAGACTGAGCCGGATTGCTTTTTGCTCTGCCGGAAACAGCGCAATTACGAGGGCAGCCAAGACGGCGAGCCGCTAATCAGCCTGTGGCGGAACAGAGATGCTGGTAATTTTGTGGCCGAGGCCGGGGCGTCAGCGCAGTTTTTTCCAAATTACCCACACGTGGAGTCAATGTAATGCATGACACCCTACCAAGCCCGAATCCTTGCGCACCTGGTGGCAATGGCGAAGCTGGACAAGGCATATGCATGGGCGGCGTCGAAGCAATACGCGGAAATAGACCGGTACGAGCTGGCGCAGATGCCGGAACTTCTCACGAAAGCAATGAAAAAATGAGTAAAGCTGATTTGATTTTGTACGCCCTGACGCTGCCACTCAGGCTGGCGCTGTTTTTCGTCTGCGCTGTTGGGCTCATCGTCGGCATCTGCGTGATGTCGTGCGCCGGGGGTGAGCGGTGATAGTCGGCATAGACCCGGGCCAGCAAACCGGCATTGCTGTTTTTGAAAGCGGCAAATTGTGGAAGCTGGACACAATAGACCCGTTTGAAATCGTGGCCTACATCACAGCGGCAAAGCCAGCGCGCGTGATCTTTGAGGATTCGCGGCTCATCAGCCACATGTTTACCACGGTAAAAAGCAGGCCAGCAGCTCTGAAAATGGCGCGCAACGTCGGGGAGATAGATGCATGGTGTAAGCTGATCGTGGCGACTTGTGGGCAGCTTGGGATACCGGCCTACGGTATCAGCCCCAAGAACAAAGGCGCAAAGCTGGACGCGGCGCAGTTTAAGGCGGAGACGGGTTGGGCAGAACAAAGCAACCAGCACAACCGGGACGCTGCAATGGTGGCGTGGCCATATCGGAAGGCGGCGAAGCAATGACCGCTACAAATAAAATAGCTGCTCGCGCAGTGTCTGCGTGCGGTAGCGGCATAAAAAAGCAACCAAATCAATAAAGGGAAAGCATGAAAGCTCAACAACAGGACCAAGCTGCATATTTGGTAAATCGCCACCCGACAAGCAGCGACAGCGAAGACGACATTATTCGTCAGGCTTTGGTTATTCTTGCGCGCAGGGTAAGCGCCTTTCAAACAGTTTTCAGTGATCCAAACGCAGTAAGGCAGTATTTGGTCATGCGAAATGCAGCCGAAAGTGACCAGTTTGTCGAGCGCTTTACAGTTTTGTTTTTGGATAACCAGAATCGAATGGTTGCGTCCGAAACAATGTTTACAGGGACGCTTAACCAAACCAGCGTCTACCCGCGGGAAGTCGTCAGGGCAGCCCTTAAACACAATGCGTCGGCGGTGATCTTGTCGCATAACCACCCAAGCGCATCTGTGCAACCATCCAGAGCCGACGAGAATTTGACAGGAACACTGAAAGCAGCGCTGGCGCTGGTAGATTGCCGGGTGCTGGATCACATCATCACAAGCCCGGATGGCCAGTCACTCAGCATGGCAGAAAAAGGGATGATCTAACCATGGCCACAAAACAAAGCAACCCAGCCGACAAGGTAGAGCAGTGGGACATCACCAAGCTGGTGCCCTACGCTCGCAACAGCCGCACCCACTCGGACGCTCAGGTGGCCCAAATAGCGGCCAGCATAAAGGAGTGGGGCTGGACAACACCGGTACTGGTTGACGAGGACGGAAGCATCATCGCAGGCCACGGTCGCACCTTGGCAGCCCAGCGCCTCAAGATGACGCAGGTTCCGGTCATGGTGGCAAAAGGGTGGAGCGACACAAAAAAACGGGCCTACATCATCGCGGACAACAAGCTGGCGCTGAATGCCGGGTGGGATGATGAGATGCTCAAGATTGAGCTATCGGATTTATTGGGCGAGGGGTTTGATGTGGAGCTAACCGGCTTCACGCTGGCTGAAATATCAGCGCTTGGCCTTGACGAACAGGAGTCGGAAAACGCGGCAGACGGCGAATCGCCAAAATGCAACCTGTCAGATCGCTTCATGATCCCGCCCTTTAGTGTACTCAATGCCCGCGAGGGCTGGTGGCAAAACCGCAAGAAAGCGTGGCTGGCGCTGGGCATAAAGAGTGAGTTAGGACGAGATGCCTCTGTTGGCGGCTCAAAGATGGTTTCGGGATATGGAGAGGCAGGGCGAGAGACGGGTCTAGTTGCTGAAAGCGATACGTCCATCTTCGACCCCGTACTCTGTGAAATCGCCTACCGCTGGTTTTCTCCGGTCGGCGGGCTGATCCTGGACCCGTTCGCGGGCGGCTCGGTGCGCGGCATCGTGGCCAGCAAGCTGGGGCGGCAGTACATAGGGCATGAGCTGCGGCAGGAGCAGGTTGACGCCAACCGAGCACAGGGCAGCGAGCTATGCGGCGACGAGGAGCACCCGCCAGCATGGATAGCGGGGGACAGTCGCAACATAGACACGACCTGCGCTGATGTGCAGGCGGACATGGTGTTCAGTTGCCCGCCCTATGCCGATCTGGAGGTTTACAGCGATGACGCCCGCGACCTGTCCACTATGCCTTATAAGGATTTCAGGACGGTCTATTTTGAGATCATTAAGAAGGCGTGCGACAGGCTAAAGCCCGACAGCTTCGCCTGCTTCGTGGTGGGCGAGGTGCGGGACAAGAAAGGCAATTACATCGACTTCGTTGGCGACACCGTGCAGGCGTTCCGCGATGCGGGCCTTGCGTATTACAACGAGGCCATATTAATTACATGCGTTGGATCGCTTCCAATACGGGCCGGGAAGCAATTTAGCTCAGGCCGCAAGCTGGGGAAGACGCACCAGAACATTCTGGTGTTCGTCAAAGGCGATGGTAAGCGGGCTGCAACCCGCTGTGGAACGGTTGATGTGGATGAATCAATGTTTGACGGCATCGAGACGGTAGGCGGCGATGAGGGCTGATTTGCCAGCATCAATGCAGGCGTTTACGTCGCGCCCTATCTGCACAAGGAAGCGCGGGTTCGTGTACGCGCTATGGGCATCAAGAACCGCGTTACGGTGCGCGCCCAGCCGTGGAAAGCGGGCGGCGATTGAAAAGGCTTTTTGCCAGTCACCGGCAGCAGCAGCGTTTTTTAGGGTTTGCAGTTTTGTTTCCATGCTTGTGAATCTACCTAGCAGCGGGATAAAAGTCCAGACATAAGGACAAATATAAATGGCACTGACACCTAAGCAGGAAGCCTTTGCACAGGCCATAGTGACCGGCGTAAACCAGTCGGATGCATACCGGGCGGCGTTTTCTGTTGGGGCAAAGACAAAGCCGGAGACCGTAAACCAAGCGGCCAGCCGTTTGATGGCAGACAGCAACGTTGCAGCAAGGGTGGAAGAACTACGTGCGCCAGTTGCAAAGAAGGCTCAGATCACGCTCGAAAGCCACTTGGACGACCTGCTTAGACTGCGCAACATGGCAGCCAAAGAAAAGCAATACAGCGCAGCAATCACTGCGGAGGTCGCACGGGGCAAAGCGTCCGGGGTTGTTGCTGACAAGATTGATATCAGCGGCACAATGGCCGTTGCTACGCTGGACGTTGGCAAACTCAGCGCCGCCACCCTGCGCGCCATCATGGCCGCCAAAGATGCTGCTAAGCCACGTTGACCTGCTCAACTGTGAACGAAAGCTGTGCAGGCTCTCACTGGCAGACTTCGCACAGCGCGCTTGGCGTGTGCTGGAACCAGCGGCGGAGCTGAAGTGGGGATGGGCGCTTGATGCTATCTGCCTGCACTTGGAGGCCGTCACCGACGGGAGAATCAACCGGCTGTTGATGAACGTTCCGCCGGGCAGCATGAAAAGCCTTTTGACCGGAGTTATTTGGCCAGCTTGGGAGTGGGGGCCGCGCGGGATGCCTCACATGCGCTACGTCGGCACGGCGCACGAAGAGCAGTTGGCCATCAGGGACAGCAGGCGTTGCCGGGATCTGGTCAAGTCGGAGTGGTATCAAGAGCTGTGGCCCATTGACCTGCTTGCGGATTTGGACGGAAAGCGCGAATTTGGCAACACCAAGAAGGGCATTCGACAGGCGCGCAGCTTCACCTCTATGACCGGGGTTCGTGGTGACAGAATCATCCTCGACGACCCAATAAGCGCAGACAGCGCCAACAGCGCGGCAAAACTTGAGGCCGCTCGCATTGCATTCACCGAAACTTTGCCAACCCGGGTCAACTCCGAGAAAAGCGCGATTGTCGTCATCATGCAGCGCTTGCACGAAAAAGATGTATCCGGCGTCATCTTGGAGATGGATTTGCCCTATGTGCATCTGTGCATCCCAATGCGCTTTGACCCGGCGCACCGGTGCACGACCAGCATCGGCTGGACTGATCCGCGCACCGAGGCGGGAGAATTGATGTTCCCTGAGCGCTTCGGGGAGGCGCAGGTGAAGGAGCTGGAACGTACGCTCGGAAGCTATGGCAGCGCTGGTCAGCTCCAACAGCGACCAGCCCCACGCGGCGGCGGCATTCTCAGGCTCGACTGGTTCCGGTACTGGCGCAACCTGCCGCCGCAGCTTGAATTCCGGGTGATTACGGCTGACACCGCGCAAAAGACCGGCGAAGCCAATGACTACAGCGTTCTCCAGTGCTGGGGGCGCTCAACCGTCGGCCAAGCCGTCATGCTCGACCAGATCCGGGGTAAGTGGGAATCGCCAGAGCTGATCATCAAGACGCGCGCATTTTGGCTCAAGCACCTCAACGATACCCTGCCGGTCTACCAAAAGGCCGCGCTCCGAGGCCTGTACGTCGAGGACAAGGTGTCAGGTACCGGCCTGATTCAAACCCTGCGGCGGGAGGGCGTGGCCGTGGTACCAGTGCAGCGCAACAAGGACAAGATAAGCCGGGGGCACGATGCAGCGCCATTCATCGAGTCCGGCAATTGCCTGTTGCCAGAGGATGCGCCGTGGCTTTCCGACTTCCTTGCAGAGGTCGAATCATTCCCCTCCGGCGCGCACGATGACCAGCTGGACCCGATGCTCGATGCAATCAACCTTGTGCAGCGCATTCCTGCATCCGTGGCCAAGACGGTCATTCCGATTGCAACTCAGCATCGGTGGAAATAGGGCTATAATTCAAACCGTCAAGTGGTGCAACATGAGACATCAACCAGAGCCGTTAAGCCCTGGCCTTCGCCCTTAAGTGGGACGTGTTGCACCACGGAAGGCTAGAACTTAACGGTTTTTTGCTTTC